CTGTCCAGTCTTTCTATCATAGTACAGCAGGCGAACACTCTCGCCATCACTTTCGGTGTCGAAACCGAGTAGATCAAACACATCCTTGACAGAATGGACGCGTTGGTCATAATCGGATGGCATCCAACTGAACCACCGTTTGATATATTGTCCGTCAGCTATATGTCCTCCATACTTCTCAACGGTCGGATCATGGTTCAGATCCTTGAGCTTTTGGAGTACTTCCGGCGTTTCAGGAATGACAAATTCCGCATCTGTTATTTGGACATAGTAACCCATTTAGATTTCCTTTTGTACAAACTGTGTGGCTAGTGGTAATCGTTTTGATGAGCCCTTGAATCTCAAACCAACCACAACTTCGGGTGGATCTAAGAATCGCAAGTCGTGCTTATCTCCATCAATAATGGGATACTGTTTCCCATCGAGAACGATGGAGTCTGGGAATGGTTTATCCTTCTTGATTGGAAAAACCATTGCCACATTCACACCATTCTCTAAACATTCCCGTGCTGAGCGTGGTGTCATCTTCTCACTATAGCTCATTGTGAGATGGTAGTTCGGCTTTTTCCGCTTCCATGGCTGAGGAATCTTTGTATAATCGTAACACTGTAAGAATGGTACATGGGTCAGAATGGTTTGAGCAATCTTGGGCTGATCGCTGAGGAGATTGGGTCTGAACGCAAAAGCCATGCCAGCCCCATTCGCCTTCTCCATTGCTCGTTGAATTTCGCCAATAAGCTGTGAGTAGAATTGCTCAGGCTGGCGCACATACAGCTGTGTGCGCTTGGCTCTGGCGATTGCAGACTTGGGCCATTGATTCATCCCTGTCTTGCTCAGGCAGACAGATGTACACTCTCCTGCAAATGGGCACATGGAAGGGAGTGACGAGTCCTGGAGAACAATAGCTGCTTCATTCGCTGGTGAAAGTGCGAGTCCAGCCGTTGTCCATCCATAATCTGCAGACTTTTCGAGCTTATAATTATGAATCGTAAGAAGTTTCATTACGGCCAGACCTGCTTCCTTGGAAGATCTCGTTGAGCTTCTTTTTCCAACACATCAGCGATATATCGTTGTGCTAACTCTTGGGAGTGAGTCGCGTAGATTTTAAACCCACCAGTATCGTATGGTGTCCAGAATCCCAACTTGTTTTTGCGTTCCACTCGAAAGATGGTGTGATCTTGTGTTGTGACACGCCATTTCATATTCTATCCTTTACAAGAGAAGAAGAAGCCATAGAAGAAACCACATAATGTATCCACTCCATGTGGAGGTGAACCATTTATCGATGTTCAAGTGTCGGACAATTATCGGGAATCACAAATGCGGTAAATTCCATCCCAAGTGGAGCTTTTCCGTTTGGCTTCTTCAGTGCCTTTGTGAATGAGCGATTGTCAAAACCGAGTGGTGTACAAGGGCCAGTGACAACTGCATCAATCCATGTGGTGTAGTAACCGGAGCTTTGGCCACAGAGACAGGATCTACGGGCAGCTCTCAGTGCCACCACATCTCCACATTCCAAACAATAGATGAGTTTCATTCTTTCTCCTTTACCATGTCCATTCTGGCATGAAGCGTTCTTGATCATCCAATTTCCAACTGAGATGACTGATCTCATTCTGGAGATCTTCAATTTTTTCTTTGAGTTTCTGAATTTGATTCAAGGTTTCCGGATAATTGTTACAGGCTTCGATTATATACTCTGCATCTTTCATATGTAGATCAACTGCTAGAGCAATATGAGATGCGCCAAGAATAGAGATCGCATTCTGTCGAATAGTTTTATACCATGGCAGTGGATTCATAGGTGGGTTCTTTATCAGCGCTTCTGGTGCCATTCCGTTCGTTCCCTTTCTACTCTATCACAATGTTGACCAAGTGCTTCGTCAAATGTTTTTGTCGGTGGCTCATAGTTGTCCACGCACTTGATACACATGTTGGTCAACGTTCCATAATCATCCGTTAGAAGTGGTTCGTGATGCTCTTCGCACAATGTGTCAGGATCTTGAATGATCCCCGTGTCACCGTATTCGTCAATGAGCGTTAACGGATTCATATTACCTCCATCTGCGCCCGCAGCCGCGCGATCTCGGCCTCCAGATCCTTCACGACGACCATCAGCCGCTTGTTTGCCCCGCGCAGTGTGACCGCCTCGGCCTCCAGGCGCGCGATCTCGGCCTCAGCCTCTTTGGCGCGGGTGCCCTGCCTGACCACGTGACGAAGCAGCCTGATGATTTCTTCCCGGTTCGGATCGTCGTCTCCGCATAGCCGCACGGCCATGCGGATGATGTCCTGAACGGTGCCCTCGTCGCCCTCCACCATCGCGCGCACGGCAGTCTCGGCCGCATCCGCTCGCTGCCGCAACGCCTGCACCCCAGCCAGCAGTGTTACGCCGTTCATCATGATGCCGGCATCCTCTAGCGCCTCGCGGATCTCATCCAGACGCCGAGACGCGTGGCCTCCGTGATAGCTGCCACAGTTGCAGGCCGGGATGTCGCACCGACGGTAGCCGGCGTGCTCCAGGAATCTCGCCATGCCATCCGCTCGCTGCTGCTCGGCGCCACGCTCGGCACGAGCTTCTGCTACGTCTTCGCGCCAAGACTCGCGCAGCCTCATATTCGCGGATTCAAGTTCCGTGACGCGCTGGAATAGGGCGTTGCGGTCTTCAACGGCTCTGTGACACAACTCCGATAGGCCGTCGCGCTCCTCAGCGAGCGCCGGCAACAGGCGACAGGCACCGTTCGCGCCGTCATTCAGCCATTTGTGGCCGCACTCGCAGGTGTCATCGCCAGGGCATTCAGAGCCGTCCTCTTGCTCCTCCTCGTGGATGGGTCCGTGCCAGCAGACGTATTCCTTCAGCGCATTGCAGACCAACGTTACCGCCGCCGTGCTCGTGTCGATCTCGCTCATTGGCCCTCTCCCTCTCGTTCCGGCACCCCGTGCAAGTCCACCCAATCGGCCCAGGACAGCACCACTAGCGCGTCGGTGTCCTTCTGCCCTGGATGCTTCAGTACCAGCACCCCCGCCTTGCCCTGCCGCTGGCCGGTGCCCTGGATGCCGTCAAGCCAGTCCCACAGCCAGCCTGGGATGGCGCGTCTCACTTTCAATTGATAGCAGGCGATGCCATCGGCGAAGTCGGCCCCGTGGCGATCTACGCCAGTCACCGGGATGCGCTCCGTGCCGACATCACGCGCCATGCGCCGTTCGCTGGCCTTCCAGGCTTTATCGGCCATGATGGACACGTCCACAATGGACATACCCAGCCACTAGCGTGAACACTCGCACCAATCGCCCGCACCACGCGCACGGCCTTCGTTTTCTAGCCATTACCCACGCCTCCTGACCGGCACCGGCTCCGGCTGTGGCGGCCGGTTCGTCGAGTTTGATTTCCATTAGAGGTCTCCCACCAGGATTCGTAGCAGTGCCTTGCGCTCCACCGCATTCACATGTTTGACCCATGCGGATACGGTGTTATAATCGAGTGGCAGCATGGCACGAACTGTCTTGTGCTCCTCCCACGTGGCTGTGTCATTCAGCCATTTCACGACCTGCGCCACGGTCAGGGTTGTCGCCGTTGCACGCTGTTCCGCCGTCATGACCTCTTCCACAAAGTCCTTCGCGTCCTTCAGGGAGATGGTCTGTGCTGAGACGAGCATGGAACCGTTCTCGCACGGTGTGTACGTTACCCCTCGTGCGCTCGCCAACTCCCGCAACTTCTTGATGAACTTGATCTTCTCAGTCGTCTCCATCGAGAGCACTTCCCACTGCCGGTGAAAGTACGCCTCGTCCCCGGACAGGTAGCTCCAGCCGCCTCCCGTGTGGTCTACCACGGTGACGCAGCAGTCACGGCGCCCAATCGCGTTCGTATAGATTTGTTGCATATTCCCCCCCTGTAGTACCACGCCTAGGCAACTGTGGTCAGTCCTGAGCCTAACGCGTGTAAGTGTCGGGGGGAACACCGACACGGGTGTAGTCGTCTCCATCGTTCGACTCCTCTTCTCGCAGTTGAATCTGCAACTGCTGTTTCTGAACTCGTCTCAGAGCCCGCTTTCTCTGGTCCGACGTCATGTTTGGTTGACAACATGGGCATGAGGCCCCACCAGGGCCAAAGCGGCACTTTGATGAGGCATAGAGGGACAATTCTTGTTTTGAGCCTCTCCACGGCATAGACACCTCTCATGAGAGATGAGCAAGAGTGGAGGTACGAGGGCTGATGGAGATTTTCTCTCCAATGGGGGCGGGGTCTGGTGGGCTGGAGAGGAGGGAGTGGGCCTTTTTCAGTCAGTGCCCAGGACTACGACGCTAGTTGGTGGGGATGGACTTGGGAGTGGGCTGCACTTCGACGTACTTGCCGTTGATGAGCTTGAGCTTGCCCTTCCGGAGCCCATCACAGCGCCCACTCTGCTTGAGGGAGTGCTGGGTCTTGTCCGGAATGAGGCAATAGGGGCAGGCGTTGTCAACGGTCATCGAACTTCCTCCTGGTGGGAACAGTGGGAATGTAGCGTGAATCAATATCCATGTGAGGTCTCCTTGATCGTGATTCCGGGTGACTGATAGAGGCAATGTGGGCATTCGACCCAGATACGCCCCGCTCCGCTGTGTTTCAGCAGTTCGCTCCTGTGTGATGAGAGGGAACAGAACCACTGATTGAATCGACGGATAATCGTGGACATAGAGGTTCCTTTATTTGAGAATACGGCCACACATCTGGCACTGACGGTGGTATGAGCACATCTCACAACCCCACGAACAATAGCAGTTCCATGGTTCTGTTTGTGAATGCTGACAGCCGACTGTTGGCATCTGCTTCTTTACGTATGTCTTTGTGAGTCGCTTGACTTGCCAGATGGCTTTCGACAAGGTTGTTACAGGAGGTAGTTCCATGACAATGTTGTAGTTAGGGTTTGGGCACATCCTTATGTTGGACCATGGCCAGTCCGATGAGCATGAGCATCAGGGCCACGAGTCCACCACCAAAGAGAATGAGATTGAGAACCATTGGGCCTCCATAGAGAGTGTGTGGGAGGAATTTACATGAGTTTGAGCCGAGGTCTGGTGGGCTGTTCCCGAGATTGGGAAAAATCCCGTGTCCAGAATAGTGGACACAGACGGTTGGGAAGGGAGGAATTGGAAAGGAGGGTGATGGGGGACTGAGCCCCCATCGAATCGCCTGGACGTTACTTGCGAGTCTTGGGCAGGAGTGGGAGGACGGATCGACCGGACTTGGCCAGAATCAGTCGTGGCTTGGCGTTGAACTGACGACGTGCGTAGAAGCGAGCCTCGTTGCAGGCATCGGTGAAGGACTTGGTTTCCAGTTCCATGGCGAGGAACATGGCTTCGTCGTCCTTGTTGAAGTCACCTGCGACATTGGTCATGTCGGTCGGCTCATCGGCTACGTGGTGGAAGATGGACCCGAAGCACTCGCCTCGACGCTCATCCGTTGTGTGACGCCACCGCCGGTACCAGTTACGGCGGAAGAGGTGCGGGTCGGTGAACTTCTCTTCGCTGGTGAGAATGAAGGAGTCACGCTCGTCCTGTCCGTCGAATTCCATGCCGACGACGGGTCCACGCTGGTCGTTGAAGCAGTTGAGTCCCAGAATGGCGTTGTGCAGACGGTTGTTGGTCATGAGGATGTCCTTGGAAGAGGGTGGGACACTGGAGTCGTGTCCCACCCGGAGTGAACTAGAGCACGATGCCCTGCAGGGTCAGGTTGTCGCTGAACCGCTTCAGCCCCTGACGGTCGATCCAGGGCTGATTGCGCCGGAGCCAGCCCGTGACGGTCACGTTCTGACCGCTGGCCAGTTCCTGAAGCTCGACGCACTCGGCCTGCTCCTCCCACGCGGTCACGTTGACGCGCTTGAAGATGATCTGGACCTCGTCACCCACGAGCGTGCGCTCGGGGTAGGAGACGTTGAAGCGGAGGTACTTCTTCGCCGGGATGACCACCTGCTTGCCGTCCTGGTCGGTCTCGTACTTCTCCGACGTCATGCCCTGCTTGACGTTGAAGGCACGACCCTTGATGGTAGCGATCTGCCCGTCGATGCGAACTTCCTGCGAACCAGCCGGAACGAGATTCTGTGCGTCCATGTGAGACTCCAATCTAAGGTTGACGAGGAATCGTTGTGATGTTCGATTCACAATGAGATTATGTACAAGGGTTCACTGAGCATCTAGGGTCAATGAGCCGAGTTAGAGAGTTGGTGGCCTTTCAGATGGTGCCAGCGACGATGTAAGCAAGAGCCATGCCAATGATAGCGAGAATGGCCCAGTTGATGAGGGTGGTCTTGAGGGTGATCATGGGAGTGTCTCCTAGAAGGGGCAATCATGCCCAGGTTCGGTGGAATCAAGGACGATGACACCTTGAAAGTCTTCGATTCCGGTGAATTCCTCGTTGATGCGATCTGCAAACTGCTGTGCGTCGAGAAAGGATGTGGTGGTAAAGAGGTAACGGTCTGCTGTGATATCGTACACGTAGTAGGTAGCCATGTGGGGTCTCCTTTGGTGTTGAAGGCAGATGTGAGTAAATATATGTGTCGCACCCAAATCACCACTAGTGTCAAGGGTGCGCGTAGCGCATGGCCGAAGGCCACCATAGTCCATTAGAAAGGAAATATAGTCTATGGCCCTTGACACGTATGTGGTTGACTTTGGGAAGACATATATATTTACGGTGGTCGTACTCAAAGACAAGAACTTGTGCTCTTTACAAGTTCGGTGTCTAGGCCGTGAGTGGTGATGAAAGTCCTCTGAGCCGCAGGCGAAGAATAGAATATAGTGAGAGTCCTTTGAGGACTTTCCTTACCACGAACAGAAAGGCCGGGTCGAAGTTTCCACCACTCGGAGAGTGGACCATTCGACACATTAGCTAGATGGAGTAGGGTTGTTGAGCGTCTCGTCAGCGCCCGGAGGGCGGTGACAGGCGCGGATTAGGAATGGATGGGTCACGGGGTGGTGTGTGTGGGTGTAATGCGGGATACCCCAACCAATGGTGGTTCGCTTGGTGGTAGGTACAAGATGTTGTGGTCTCCATCAGTCTTCGCTACGGCCCCTTGTGGTATACTTCCAAGAGAGCGGTGTAATGGGGCCAACTGCCATCACCTGTAGCCTATTGGAATGGATTCCATTTATAGGCCACGAGCTATGGGCCAACCTTGGAAGGGAAACCTTACCACCCCTTTTCACCCCTGGGGGGTAGGGGGGTCCATAAGAGACCCTCTCCCAGAAAATTTTGGCCCAAATTTCACGGCAGGCGGCTCGCTACGCTCGCCCCACCAAGTAGCAACTAGATCCATCAATATCTAATCCTATACCCTGCCCGTTGGAGGGAAAATATTTTCATTCTTCCTGCCGAGACTATAGGAATAGTCTGTCAAGAAACTATTCCTATAAGGGGTGTTTGACAAAGTCCGTAAGTTGTTGATTCTAAAGGAAAAACCGCCTGTCACGGCACTTTCCAAAAATCACCCTGACAGACTCAATAATCGCGCTAACGTATTCATTCTAAAGGACTTCTCGACTCTGTCAACTTTTGAGTCTGTCATGACAGACGTGACAGACCCCATAACCACTCCACACATAAATCCTTTCTAATCAATCACTTACAAGGAAATCCTTCCTTTCCCTTTGTCATCTGGCACGAGGCAAAAAGCGTGACTGACAGACATCCACTTTTAAGGGAGTTCTGGTCTATTGCAAAAACCCTCACTTTGTGGTATACTCTCTATCTCCTCGGTCATGAATGGCCCATCCGCAATCACAGTGTCTCCCTCCTCCACTGATCAGGTTCCGGAGTTCGGGCCATTCTTTCTTTCTACTAGGACCACACACACGATATGAGTGTACGAGAAACAGGATTTAAACGCCTTCGAGCCATGAAGATGATTGAGGGCAAAGCGTTCCATGGCAAGACCAATGCTGAGCTGGCAAAGGACTTCAACGTCAGCTTGGCCACGGTGGAACGGACATTAAGCTGGGCGGCTCGGGCTGACTTATTCTCAACGTATGAGGATAAGATTGTGACGGAGCTACTCCCACTGGCTCATGATGCCATCTCAGCCGCACTCGCAGAGGGTAATGCAAAGATTGCGGTTCAGGTGCTCAAGGGTATTGGACTCCTACGAACAGGCGGACAAGCCACATCGAAGGTCCAAGCCCAGAGCGATGATGATTTAGCGAGTTATATTGCCAAGAAGAGGGACCTTGCTCAATTGCGAGAGTCCATCATTGATACGGAACTTATTGAGGAGGAGACAACAGATGAGACAGAGACTCAGAGCCGCTTACCGCAAGGTGCTATTCAGTTCCTTGGACCCGTCGATTCCCCGGTGGCAACGTCGCCAGATGAGTCGGGCGGGAGCGAAGATCCAATATCGGAGATTTCGAGAGGAGAAGAGCACTAATGCACAATGATATGTATGAGGGTCTCTTGGAAGGTCGCTATCCATTCGCCATTGACCTGGAAGAACTTCAGGATGGTGGATATAAAGCGTCCTTTGTAGCGCCATCTGGAGAAGAAGTGACCGTCGAGGACTCTTCACGGAATGAAGCGCATCGATTGTGTACCGCAAAAGTCGTTGAGGGGATCAAAAACGGGACGATTGTTCCCTTTTTCTAATCGATTGTATGTCCACGAGTATTCCGTATATCCCTATTCAGGAAGTTATTGCCGATCCGAAGCTCATGAAGCCCATGTGGGACAAGCTCTCTGTCCCGCAACAGGTGGTAATTAAGGGATTTTACGGTCTACCTATCACAGATCCAGGAGAATTGGCGGTCTGGGCCATTCTGATGGACAATGTGGTCTATGATTCTCTCGGTTATCCCCTCTCGATTACGCCAACGGAGTATGTGCCGCAAGAATATGACCTTCTCGTGGGTCTATTGGGCCGACGAAGCGGGAAATCCAGCCATATTACGGCCTTTATTGCCCTCTATGAGATCATTTTCGGGGGTCATACGGAGCACATTGAGGCAGATCAGGACTGTTTAGTCCCCTATATTGCCCAGGATTTGGCGACTGCAAAGTCCAACATGGCCTCAATTGCCAGTTTAGCAAAGTATTCTCCCAAAATTGAGGCACAAATTGTCAACGCGGTTCGGGATAAGATTGAATTCAAGAATGGCATTACCGTTTTGCCAGAACCTCCAGCCATTAAAACAGGTCGAGGGTTCGCCATGCCTGTGGTGATTGGAGACGAGGTTGGATTCTGGTATCGAACGAGTGAAGCAGCGAACCCGGACTACGAAGTCCAACGCGCAGTGCGATTTGCCCAGCTACAGTTCCCACGGGCGAAGCAAATTCTCATCTCTACGCCGTATACGGAGGAGGGATTGCTGTGGGATTACTGGCGTGCAGGGACAAATGGACACAAGTTACCGTTAGATGAGCGTGAAGGGTATGATGGGGCACTCGTGGTCCAGGCATCCACGGCAGCTATTCAGAATCCACGAGTGACGAAAAAGAATCTCATTAAGATTCAAGCAGAAGATCCCGATGCGTTCATGCGTGAATCATTGGCGCGATTTAGTATTGGGTCAAGTGGATTTTTGAGTGCAGATCTCGTCACCGCTGCCATCATGAAGGGATGCAAGGAACGGACGCGGGCCATGAATGAGGGGGGTGCTATCCAGCCATTCTATATTGGGACGATGGACCCGGCCTTTCGACATGATAGTTTTGCTTTTTCCATCTGGCACATGGAGGCTGATGGGACGGTAATACAGGACTTGCTCAAAACGTGGACTCCGGACAAGAAGTCCAAAATTAGTCTTGATCCAACCTTGATCATTGCGGAAATTGGTTACCTTGTCAAGCAATGGAAGCTCTCCCTTGTGTATTCGGACCAGTATCAGCTGGAAAGTCTCCAACAGTTGGCATTGAATTATGGCTTTTCTATCATTGGGTCGGACTTCACAGGGAAAAGCAAAGCCAAAATGTACGGATCCTTACTCCAGCTAATGCGTCGAGGGAAGTTGAAGCTCCTGGATATTCCCGTAATTTACCAGCAGTTGACACAATTACAAAAGAAACTCAATGCCATGGGGAATGTGCATATTGCCGCACCACCCGGAAAGCATGACGACGTGGCCTCCGTGGTGGCGCTCGGTGTCAGTGTGGCGCTCCAATCCCAACCGAGTGTAAAGCCACCAGAGCGGAAGAAGACACTCTTTCTAGAGGGAATTGAGTGTATTCGGCGAAAGAATCAAGTTCCAGAGGAGATATGGGTCTAATGACAACAGAAGAACTCGTCATCGAAATGTTGGAGATGGTCCGAGAGAATCAGAAGTCCACAGCGGATTTGATGAAGTCACTCGTGCTAGCACAGGCCAGTCAAGCTGAGATGTTCAAGTCATGGCTCGACATGTTTAAGCCGCCGTCAGCACCACTCCCATCCTCAACCGCTGATGAGCGTGCTCTCGCCCGTGAGCAGATACAGTCTGGCGATTGGGAACCACTCGATCCAGCCATCATTCAGGAAGTGCTTAATGGATAATCCGCAGAAAGTTGAATTCCTTGGACCAGTGACAGATGAACAACTGGCCACCGCCGCAGGATCAACACCAACGTTGCAGGAAGGACAGTTGATTGCCGACACATACACAAAGTATGAAGAGCGTCGGGCACTCAGACGTCCGTACGAGGTGCAGTGGTACTTGAACGCCTCGGCACTCCGAGGATTTCCGGACGTTCGCTGGAATGCGGACTTGAATCGACTTGAAGTTCGGCGTGAGCCTGCTCATCGAAAACGGTATCGAATTAATCACATCAAGCCAAAGTATATTGCCCGAGTGGCGAAGTATACCAGGATTCCGCCCAACCCCACGATTGTTCCTGCCACAACGGATCGGGAAGATATCTTCAATGCCAAAGCGTCACAGAAGGCATTAGAATACTTCACGAGAAAGGGATCGCTTCGTCAGAAGTGGGTTCGTGCCATGCAGTGGGTGCCAATCACGGGTAAGGCATTCTGGGCCATTCGATGGAATGAAGAAGCCATTAGTCATGCCCCAACCCAGCTGGATGGAAAACTCGCACCGATTATGGGCGAAATCGAGGTAGAGTTTTGTAATGCCTTTGAGATTCTTCCAGCGGACCCAGGCATTGAAACCATGGCACATCAGCCAGAAATTCTGCGCGTCCGCCTCGTTCCAACGAAAGATTTAGAGAAGCAATATCCGCTTGCGGGAAAGATTCCAGCGGAAACTGATGCGAATGATATGTTTATTTATCAGCGCCAGATTGCCGATTTGGGCACTCGCCAACAGGGTCTTGCGTCTCGCCAGGGCTCAAGTGAAGAGGATCACAAGAACACCCACACGTTGATGATCGAACGGTTCACGGCTCCGTGTGCGGAATATGAGAAGGGACGCTACATTGTTGTGGCCGGACATCGACTCCTGAAGAATCAGGATTCATTACCTGGAAACTTTGCCTACCTGACGGAGAACCCATACCCGTTCGTTGAGTTATGTGATGATAATGCGCCTGGGCAGTTCTGGCCTGATGCCTTTGTGGAACGGATGATTGGACTCCAGAGTGAGTACAACGAATATCGGTCCAAGATGGGTGAAAACTTGGCCATGCACTTCTTCCCAAAGCTGGTGACTCCGAAGCAATTGGCGCTCGATGACAATGCCTATACGTCGGAAGCGGGAGAGCGGTTGAATGTGAATTGGATTCCCGGTATCCCAATGCCAACATTCCTTCAGCCAGCCTCTGTGATTGGTGATGCGTGGAATATTCTGAACATGATTCGGAAAGAGATGGATGATGTCACACTGATCTATCCGAGTGCAACAGGAGGGGCTGGGGGTGCGAGTAGTGGATTTCAAACCACACTGTTGCAGGAAGCTGCAGACCAGGTCCATGGTCCAGCAATTCTACGGAATGCGCTTGCCCTAGAGGAAGCGTATTTTAAGATTCGTCATCTCCAAAAGCAATTCTATGACATTCCGCGAATGATCTCCATTACGGGAAAGTCAAACATTCCTGAAGTGTATGAGTTCTCAAAGGACACTATTGATGAGCATAGTGAGATTCGGATTGAGCCGGATACCATGATGCCACAGTTGCGTGCGGCCAGGGTGGACCAGATTCGTCAGATGTTTACGGATGGACTGTTTGGGGATGTCACGGATCCAAAGGTGCAGCGACGGGCGCAGGACATGCTGCGAATGGCATTCTCGGATTTCGAGATTGAACGGAACCAGCGAGATGAAGAGCAGGCGCAGATGGAGAATATCAAGATGATCTCCGGACAGCCGCTCACGAAGCCGCAACCGTGGGAAAACCATGAAGTCCATTGGGAAAGCCACATTGATCTGTTTAAGAGTTCAGAGCAGGAATTGTGGAGTCCTGAGCAGCGGATGGCGAATATCTTCCATGCGCTCTGTCATTTAGTGTATTTGAATCCCGCTGAAGCTCAGACCATGTCTCGGGAATTTGGCCTAGAACCAGCGATCGTGGAAATCATTACCGCATTAGTGCCGCCTCCCCCACCTCAGCCACCCGCTCCTCCGGGTGGAATGGACCCCAACATGATGGGGGGTCCTCAGAGCGGAACACCATTAGTTGATCAACTTGTGGGTCCCCCATTGACACCCCCAATGTAATGTGGTATAATGTCCCTCATTAGTTTCCCAATGAACTATCCTCCATTGGGCCATGTCTCCAAGATGACGCGATCAGAGAGTGGTTTCAAAAGCACACCATAACACCATCCGGTGTATGGCCTTTTCAGCGTGAACTCATGTCAGATCTCACTTCTACAGACGTTTCGTTTACTCCCGGCACGATTGACTTCACGGCGCTCCACGCCAAAGCCATGGCGATGCCAGAGGATCCAACCATTAGTAAGGAAGAGAAAGCAGCCGCAGCGGTTGCGACTCAGCCTACAAATGATGAAGTAGCCACGGTCACCACACCCCAGCCTGAAGGGACGGAGACTGTCAAGACTGAATCAACACCCAACGTGGTCGATCTCGCAGATGATGCGATGGTGCGGATCAAGGTTGATGGAGTTGAGCAGATTGTCAGTTATAAGGACTATAAGGATGGGATCCAGAGAGAAGCGACGTTTACCAAGCGTATGCAGACTCTGGCTCAGCAGCGTCGAGAGGCGGAAGCTGAGATTGCTCGTCAAGCCGCAGAAGTGCAGCGCCGTTTCGAAGAGGTCGAAAGCGCCAAGCAGCGACTGAATGAGAATGACCCGATGCAGGCATTGGCCAAGTTACTGGCCCAGCAGGCAAATCCGGCTCCACCTCAAGCAGATCCGAACGAGATTGCAACGATTGGAGAAGTCCAGCAACGACTGGAAGAACTTGCCAAGCAGCAGACCGCGCAACAGAAGGCGCAGTCTGAGGAGTTTCTAAAGAGTGTTCAACTAGCGGCAGCGAAGCTCCGCGAGGAACAGGCCATTCAGGCCGACGCTCAGAAGTTCTCCGCAGCGTTAGCAGCGAACTTGTCGAAGGACGAGTATAAGGTGCTCAACGAGGTGGTGCCATTCACAGAGAATGCCATTCGGTATCAGGTGTCTCAGCTAGACCCAAAGTCAATTGATGAAGCCATTGAGTTTAGCGAGAAGGTGATGCAGGAATGGGTGGGTAAGATTCAAGCCACGTCAACGGAACTGGTGAAACGGCAAGAGGTCGCAAAGGCTCGTGCCAAGATGGAACCACCAACAGGCTCGCCTGCACCAATCCAAACTGCCAAGTCGCAGCCACAGAGTTTCCTGAAGAAGGACGGCAAGATCGATTGGCAAGTGTTGAGCGCGCAGGCAAAGGCCATTATTGATTCTCGCGTCTAACGCAGAATCGGAGATATAGTGTATGGCATTTGATTTTACCGCCGCAGATCCTATCCTGAAGGAAGTGTATCTGCCAGCCCTCCAGGAGTTGCTGAACAATGCAACGCCCCTGATGAAGGCACTTGAGAAGGAAATCACCCCGGTCGAGGGTGGATCGTTTATCGTCGCCGTTCACCGCACCCGGAACTCGGCTGCTGGTATTGGTGTTGCCGAAGGTGGCACGCTACCGACAGCGGGGCAGCAGGGCTACGTGCAGGCGTCGGTTCCTGTGAAGCAGCTCTATTCACGTATCAACGTGAGTGGAAAGGCTATCGCAGCAACAAAGTCGAATAAGGGCGCGTTCCTCAAGGCGCTCGAAAGCGAAATGAAGTATGTCATGACCGACACCAAGCGGGCGATTAACCGCCAGCTGAATGGTGACGGGACTGGTGCGCTCTGTTATTCCACGGATACAGATCAGACCTCGGGTATCGTGGTTGATGACAACCTGGGTAACGGGACCACATTGCTTCCAATTGGTGTGACCACTCTGGACTTGGTCGATGTCAGTAACAACGACACGATTCTGACTCAGGATGTGGTGATGACTCGTGGAGCGGTGGGTACAGCGTCTACAGCAGCGACATTCTCTAGCGGCAACCTGTCAGCGACAAAGGCTGATGGCGACTACTTCTGTTTGGCCAATACCCTTGGTCTGGAGATGGTCGGTATTCAGGGTGTGATCTCGGCATCTGACCCTGTGGTGGTTGCGGGCGGTGGGGGAGCACGGACTGGACTTCATGGTCTGGCGGTGGGAACCTACACGGATTGGGTGGCGCAGGTTCTTGGATCTGACTCCAGCCGTCAGGATCTCTCATTCTCACTGATTCAGCAGCTGATTTCGCGGATCATCACTGAGAGTGCGGCAGATGAGTCGGACATTAAGATGTTCCACTGCCATCCTGCGATGCGCGATACCTACGTGAAGCTGTGCCAGGACGAGCGTCATTTCTACAACGTGATGAAGCTTGATGGTGGATGGGAAGCCGTCACCTATAATGGCAAGCCAATCGTGGCTGACGTGCAGTGCCGTCGGAATGCACTCTTTGCCATCACACCAAGCTCAATGAGCATTGCTCAGATGGCGCCGCTGGACTGGATGGACAAGGACGGAAGCGTGTTCTATCGTGTCGGTGATACGGATGCATATGGGGCGACAGCCTTCGTGTACCAGGAACTGATGTGCAAGAACCGTAACCAGAACGGTGTGATTCTTGGCCTGAATGAGGTCTGGGTCTAATACTCTTGAATGAATATGGGCCATTTCGGTGGCCCATATTTAAGATAAGGACCATAATTATGGCAAAGATTACAGGTATTAAGGAGCCGACGCGCCTGCGTGGTGACTATGTGGATGCCTCATCAGCAACGACGTTGAAGGCGTCTGATAGTGGGAAGACTGTGTGGTGGAATTCTGCCACGGCTGTTACTGTCACACTTCCTCCTGTGTTGAAGCATCAGAAGGGCGTGTTCTTTGATTTCATTATCCGGACGGCTGCAACATCTGGAACTGGCCACGGTGTCAGCCCTGATGCCAATGATAAGGTGTGGACACCAGGAGCTACCCCAACGGATAACAAGGATGTGTACTTTGCAACGGCCGGTGATGCGGTGGGGAATGGCTTTCGTCTGACCAGTGACGGTGTGGACGGTTGGATTCTCACAGCATTGAACGGAACGTTGTCACAGGAAGCCTAATCGCTGGGCTCAATTGAATAAACCACGGATGGGGGCTTCGGCCCCTTTCGTGTTCTTAGAGGAGAAACACATGTACAGAGTCCCGGAAGATTTTGAAAAGCGCATCGAACGAGAGTTTGAAGGACGATTGAGGATTCGTTATTCGAAGCGAAAGAACGAATTCCACATTGAACAGAAGATCGGAAGGAAGCTGTCAAACGTCCCTGTTCTCGATTATGATGATGATCTGATCCGAAAGAAGGATGGGTATTTGTTTGTCCTCGCCATCAGTGTTGGGGATAGAAAGCCCTGTCCTCGTTGTGGACTCACGCTTCACGTGCCAGTGAAGGAATTCCGGGAAATCAGTTGTGACTTCTGCCGCATTCGTGGCATGGAGCACAAAACGAGTGGGGGATATTTTCCACTCAACGATAGCCTTATTGATTATCTGAAGAGTTTGGATCCCATTCGTGGTGCGTCGATGCGTCTTCGGGCCAAAGTGGATATGGCCAATCGTAATCACGCCATGGCTCTGGAAACAGAAACTATCAACACTGCACTCGATGCTGCGAATGACGACTTTAGTAAGATCGCGGGCATCCCACGAGTAGGATACACAGGAAGTACACACAGTGCGAACATTTAAGGACTTGCAAGACAGTGTGCTTAGTTGGATGGCTGACGAGAATGACACGGGCCTTATGCGTCAACTCGTCCAGAATCACATCAATCATTACCATCAACAGTTGTTGAAGGAAGAGCGATATGATTTCATGTTGTGGCCTCAAGCTGAAACCCTCACAGTGGTCACGAGCCAGACTGTTTATGCGCTGCATCCACGCTTTGAACAGCCGCTCTATTTCTACAATCCCACGACAAGTGAGTATCTAGAGGAAGTTCCGGCCAAGTCCCTTCTTGAAGCGGGTATTAATCTCGCGCAACCGAACATGGAAACCCCGAATCGGTTCATGCTGACGGGGATTAGTAAGCTCAAGCGACAACCGTCTGAAGCGAGTGTAATTACTGTAACGACCACTGGAGGGTCTGAAGCAGCGGCAAACTCTATTCTTATTACCGGAGTGGACTCTACAGGAGAATATGTTACGGAAACTCTCTCAAGTGAGAATCCATGGACGACCCTCACCTCATCGACATCCTTTGTCGTGATTGAGGATATCACAAAGGTCGGGGCAAGTTGGTCGAGAACTATCACTGTGACTGATGCGGATACCAATACCCTACTCGTACTCTTAGCGACAGAATATGGGCGCCAGTATCGGATGCTGGAATTCCTTGGAACTCCCTCTGCTGCGGCATCACTCTCATACCGATTCTATCGTAAGCCCCGACAATTGGTGTATGACAATGATATTCCAGATCTACCTGAAGGTTATGATGACATGTTGGTATTGAAGGGACTCATTGCGATGCAAGGGTACTCTCGTGCCACACCAGAAGAACTTCGTGAGTGAACATCTCGACTTCGGACACTTGAACAGAACTTGAAAATGACCTACCAACAGAGTCGGTCACTTGGTGGGCGACCAACCTTTACCCGGTACATTCCTCGTGGATAATTATCTCGAAATCAAAGAGTGGTCTGATGGCGTAATTAGTTCCATGCCACCGGATCACATTCCCAATAATGCGATGCCGTATGGAATTAACACGGCATTCAAGTCTATTGGTGGAGGGCAGACAGCGGTTGGAACACGGCCAGGGCTGACGCTCGTCAACTCTACAGCATTGAGTGGAACTCCAGAAATTCGATACCAGACTCCCTATAACTTCTTTGAAACGAACCAGTGGACAAAGTATCTCGTTACCGTAGGAAGTGATGGAAAACTCTATTACAAGAATGAAGATAACACATACACGAATGCATTAGTACCGCCCACAAATTATCCAGCACCATCAGGACTGGCATTCACGGCCCTTACAAATCATATGAACGGGACCGTGATGAACAATCGTCTCTACCTGACAAACGAAGATGGTGAGATGCGCTCACTGGTGGGTGAGGATTATGTACCGTGGGGATTGACACCATTTGCCACATGGGCTACGTCGGATGATGGTTCGGCAGGTGGGGCGTCAATGCCAGCCGAAACGTATGACGTGTCCGTGACCGCATATAACAATGTGAGTGGTGGAGAGTCCAGCACTGCAACAATTAAGAATGTCACGCTCGCAGCAAATCGCCGAGTGAAGGTGTCGATTACACCAACAGCGGCCGAGTCCGCCCAATACACACATTGGAAAGTGTATTTGCGTCGGCAAACGACCCAGGCAAAATTGTACCAGGTTCTGGTGTTTGAAGATACGGGTGGATCAACGATCACGACGACAGATGGGTTGATTCCCATTGCCACGACGAGCGCCTGGATTGATGCGTCAGCAGCCACTATTGCAAATCATATTCTTGAAGCACCATCGACAAGTGAGAACAATCCTCCACTAACGGGTATTCGACATGTTACTACATATGGGCGTCGGCTCCTGACAACGGATGGTCGTTACATCTATTGGTCAAAGATTGATCGTGGTGATAACTTTCGTCCCGAAGATTTCGAACCTATTGAAGATGGTAAGGGAAATGAGATTGAAGGATTTTTCCAGTATGCGGATAATCTTCTCTTAATCTTCCTCACGAACTCGTTGTGGGGACTCTATGGCAATGATCCTCAAACATGGGAACTCAACCCCATTGATACCACGATTGGGACCAGCGCGATCAGCTCTGCAATCGCAGCGAATGGACGTGTCTACTGGTGGGCTGATAAAGTTGGACCAGTGGTGTTTGACGGGAACGTCGTGACGAAGATTGGACAGGATCTCCTGGGCGCAGATACCGTGGTGGATGGTGTGAATGCGGATCGTCAAAGTTTCATTAGCGCTGGGTAT